TGTGGAAAATCAAATAAATTAAGATTAAATCCATGGCATCTCAAACAGGTCAATGGTACTGAGATCCAATTCTCCCTGAACTAAGTCTGCTCCTAATACATACTTGAATTTCTTCTATGTATCTGGGTCACTGATGAACTCGAACTTGTGCTTCTGATATGATATACAAAATGCTTTCACAAAATGTATGAACCGTCCGTGGTTACATCCTCCGAGTCGCAAGTATGCATATAGCCTACTAAGCGATTTGTCTAATGAATCAACCATCCTTTCTGGATATAATACACCTTAGAATGCTTCTTTCTCTGACTTCAAGAAACGAAATCCCTAAGCTGTGTAGCCCAAGAACTTGATCTTGTTGTTCTCTGATGTAATGTTGACTTTGTCCTTGTTAATCGAAAATCCGAAGAAATGTTTTGCTTCGTAAACTAATTTTGTAAGATTTAGATTTTCGAGGTGAGCGTTTGGTAACACTGATAATGAATCATCACCTAGGACTAGGCATTTACGTATGTTGACGTCTTGCCTGTCAAACAGAAATTCGATGACTAATAAATTGACGATTGAGCCGACTAGCTATGTGAAAAAAGAGCCACTTGGTATACCGTGGTCCTTAAGTAGGATCGTCCCGTTAGGTAACATGATCTTGCTTTTGATGAACTATTGTTTAACCCATCTCCACACATTCTTTTGGCACTCCTCGACCACATAATGTGGTTCTCCTCGAATAGTACGATGACTAAAATCAAGATGATCTTCAATCAGGTCGAAAGCTGTTTCTAGTAGCCAAGCAGGAATATAGGCATCATACGATGACCAATCCAACGTGACTGTTGAAAATTACTCTGATTCGATATCTCGATTAAGAATTCGATTAAGTCTGTACATTGCGCTTTCTCCAAAATGCATTGGAAATCCAATTCGCTTGTACAATTCATACAGCGGTCTAGCAAATATGCCTTCGATCAATAAAGTCTCGAAAGGCTGAATCCACACTGGTCGAACTTTGTACTTTTCCATTGTTGAAAGATGTCCTCGAAAGGCCAACTTAAATGGAGGCTAATATATTTTGTAACCGTACTTTAGTCGATGGTGCATGTTCATTGCCATTTGAAAAGCTGTTTCTTACACTTATCCCTTTTTCTATCCTGGAAACGAAAAACCTGCAGCTGATTGCATGTTTTCGAAATTTTCGATGACTTCCTGCAGCGATGAAAGCGGTATTTTGCCATTTTGCAATAACCTGCCTCTCACATTGCTAACGCATTTGAGCCATTGCTGTTCGTCTTTACCTTTGAAGATGTACTATTGTTATGGTTCTGAAAATTTGAGAAGGTTGTAAACGCCTACCCGAATGTCAACCATTTTTGTATGCCCTGCGAGCTATTCGTACATTTCGTAATCGAACTTCTTTAACGCTTTGCGAACAAAAGGATCTGTGTTCATTTGACTTGAAGAGTAAATATTGTACTTGTAACCATACTGGTCTTGACAAGTGTTCAGACTGTTTTGGACTAAGTCGATAACTTCATCCATTGAGTAATTAAATTTAAGGTAATCAACCATTGGTTCTCT